ATCTAATGTTTCAGGCTTTTTTGATGCAATTAGAAGTTCATCTTATGTTGTTTTTGATAGTGGTTACAAATATCAATATGATAGATATAATGATGTTTACCGTTATGTTCCTTTAAATGGGGATATTGCAGGACTAGCATGTAGAACAGATTTAATTGCTGATGCTTGGTATTCACCTGCTGGTCTTAATAGAGGAGTTATTAGAGGTGCAGTTAAACTTGCTTTTAATCCTGAAAAACTTCATAGGGACGACCTTTATAGAAAAAGAGTCAATCCTGTTGTAACTATTCCTGGTCAAGGAACAGTTCTTTTTGGAGATAAAACTGGACTATCAGCACCAAGTGCCTTTGATAGAATTAATGTTAGACGATTATTCATAGTATTAGAAAAAGCAATATCAACAGCGGCTAAATTTCAGCTCTTCGAGTTTAATGATGAATTTACAAGAGCTAATTTCAGAAATGTAATCGAACCATTTTTGAGAGATGTGCAAGGTCGTAGAGGTATTACTGACTTTTTGGTTGTGTGTGATGAAACAAACAACCCAGGAAGTGTTATAGATAGAAATGAATTTGTAGCAGATATATATGTTAAACCTGCTCGTTCTATCAACTTTATTACTTTAAAATTTATCGCAACACGAACAGGAGTGGCTTTCGAAGAAGTCGCTGGTTAATAGGGGAATAGAAACATGCCAAATATTAATGATTTCAAAGCTAAATTAGCCGGTGGTGGTGCAAGAGCCAATCAGTTTAAGGTAGTATTACCTTTTCCTGGTTTTGCTCAAGTAGGTGGAGAAATTGAAACACTGGCATTTATGTGCCGTGGAACTCAATTGCCTGCTATGACCGTAGAAGAGGTTCCTGTTATGTTTAGAGGAAGACCTATCTATATCGCTGGCGACCGAACATTTGAACCTTGGCCGGTAATTGTTTATAATGATACTGACTTTCTACTTCGTAATGCTTTCGAAAGATGGCATAACGGAATTAATAATATGTCAGATAACGAAGGATTAACAAATCCTGCCGACTATCAAGTTGATGCTTTTATTGACCACTTGGACAGAAATGGAAATACAGTTAAATCTTATACTTTAAGAGGATGTTTTCCACTTTCAATAGCTGCAATTGATTTAAGTTATGATCCTGCTGCCGAAATTGAACAATTTGAAGTAAGTTTCAGGTATCAGTTTTTTGAAAGCAATACTACTACATAATAAAAAGGAAACATAATGGAATTATTCGGTTTCAAAATCGAGAGAGCCAAAAAGACTCCCGATCCGCAACAAGCTTTTACACCTCCAGTAGCTGACGATGGAACTTCTGTCGTTACTGCTGGTGGTTTCTTTGGTCAATACCTCGACCAAGAGGGGACGGCCAAATCCGAAGCTGATTTAATACAAAGATATAGAGAAGTTTCACTACATCCAGAATGTGATATGGCAGTAGAGGATATTATCAATGAAGCAATTGTTGCTGATGAAACTATAAAATCAGTAAGAATAAATGTAGATAATATTGGTTTTTCTGATGATGTAAAACTAAAAATGAGTCAAGAATTTGACGAAATTTTAAATTTATTAGCATTTAATACAAAAGGCCACGATATTTTCCGTAGATGGTATGTTGATGGCAGAGTATATTATCATAAAGTTATTGATAGAAAAAGTCCTAGAAAAGGAATAACAGAATTAAGATATATTGACCCTATGAAGATTAAAAAAGTTAGGGAAATTCAAAAAAATAGAGCAGCCTCTGCTAAAGGTATTGACATTATAGAAGATTTTGAAGAATATTATATATATAATCCAAAAGGTATTGACAATACTAATGCTACAGGCGCAAGAGTAGCTGTTGATTCAATTTCATATTGTCCTTCAGGAATTATAGACCAAACTAAAAATCTTGTCTTATCATATTTACATAAAGCAATTAAACCTGTAAATCAACTTCGTATGATTGAAGATGCTGTTGTTATTTACAGAATTGCTAGAGCACCAGAAAGAAGAATTTTTAAAATTGATGTTGGTAATTTACCAAAAGTTAAAGCAGAACAATATTTAAAAGATGTTATGAATCGTTATCGTAACAAACTTGTTTATGATGCTAGCACAGGTGAAATAAGAGATGACAGAAATTATATGTCTATGTTAGAAGATTTTTGGCTACCATCAAGAGAAGGTGGCAGAGGAACTGACATAACAACTTTACCAGGTGGAAATAATTTAGGAGAGATTGCAGATATAGAATATTTTCAAAGAAAATTATATCGTTCTCTTAATGTTCCTGTATCAAGATTAGAACCAAGTTCAGGATTTGCTTTAGGTCGTGCTCAAGAAATAACAAGAGATGAATTAAAATTTACAAAATTTGTTCAAAGATTAAGAAAAAAATTTACAGAATTATTTAATGACCTTTTACAAACTCAATTAATATTGAAAGGTGTTGTAACAATAGAAGATTGGGACAGTATGGTAGATTATATAAATTATGATTTCTTGAAAGATGGACATTTTGCTGAATTAAAAGATTCTGAAATGATGACTGAAAGAATAAGATTATGTCAAGAAGTTCAACAATATGTTGGAAAATATTTTTCTGCTGATTATGTTCGTAGACATATTTTAAAACAATCAACTCTTGATATAAAAGAACAAGATACTCTAATAAAAGACGAAATAGATAAAGGAATTATTTCAGGTCCTCAATCAGGAGATGATATTAGTTCTGGAAAATATTAATTTAGGAGATAAATAGTATTATGCCAAAAGAAAAAGAAAACGGTGTAGAAAAATTTGTTAATTCTGTCGTAGATGTTAAAGGCAGTAAGGTAAAATCAGTTGAATTTTTTAAAGATGCTTTGAAAGATAAAATTGGTGCAGCTTTAGATGCTAGACGACAAGGTTTAGCAAAAACAATAATGGCAACACCTGAAAAAGGTACCGTTGATACAAAGGCTGAATCAGATGACAAAAAAAAGATTACTAAGCAATCTTCTTAATGAATTTAGAAAAAAAGATTTTTTAGAAAATTCTCAATGTTATAATGAATTGTCACCAAGAATGAAAAAAGTAGTTGGAACAATTTTAACAAATATTGATGAAAACGAATTAATAAAAGACCTTGATAAGAAAATTAAAGAGGCAGTTATTAAATATAAAATTAATGAAAAAGATTTACAAAATTATATTGACAAAGAGATTAATTTAGAATTACAAAGGGAGGCCTAATGGCTTTTGCTACGAGAACATTAAAAGACACAACTCATACAGCGACAATAATATGTGATTTTACTGGTGAAAGTACCGGTGGAACTGCTGTTGATGCTAGTGGTTTATCAGGACATAATAATGGTGCTAAACTATCTATTTCACATATTTGGTATGGAATATCCGCAGCTGCTGATGATGGTGCTACAATAACATTTCAAGGATCCTCATCTCACTTAACTGCTATAACAGTAGCAGGAACAGGTGAATATGCAGGACCAGCAATATCAAATCATGCTACAAATGCTACTGTTACATCAGGAGATATAACTATAGCAGGAACAGGTTCTTGCACCGGATATATTGTTTTAGAATTAAAAAAAGATGCTAATTTTGATTCTGTTGAGTAATGTCTATCACAACCACAAATAATGTAGATGATACAAATAAAGTCATCACTTCAGTTAGTGGTATAGGTGGAGAAACAGAACAACTTCTTCTTGATGTTTCAAAATTAAATAAAGCAGATAGTTCTCCTAGATTAAGTATTGAAAATATTCATTATGAAATACAAGGAACAGGAAAGATTAATTTATATTGGGATGCTGAAGTTGATGAAGAAATACTTGAATTAAATGGTTACGGAAATTACGGATTAATTCCATCTGAAAAAAATAAAGAAATATCTTCCACTACATCAATCCCCAATGGCGATGTTTTATTAACATCTGATAGTAATGTAAAAAAATATAATTTAATATTAGAATTTAAAAAGGAAACAGGATTTACAGCAAGTTAAAATGGCAGATACAGTAACAAGTCAAACTTTAACAGATACAAGTGGTGTTAAAACTGTTATTAAATTCACTAATTCAAGTGATGGAACAGGAGAATCACTTGTTAATAAATTTGATGCAAGTGCTTTAACTCATTTAAGTGAAGATGGCACGAAAATAATATCAAAAATTAATTGGTCTATTAATACAGCTGATTCGAAATCAGGTGTAGAAATAATTTGGGATGGTGCAACAAACTCTACTGCTTGTTTCTTATCAGGTCAAGGATATTGGGATTTAAGAACAGATGGTAATGAAGTAGCTAATAATGCAACAACTCCAACAGGTGATATTTTGTTTTCTACAAAGAATTTCGCTAATGGAGATAACTATACTATAATATTAGAAGTAAGGTAAGTTATAAATATTAGTATATGACAGATTTAAACGAAAAATTATTAGGTGTAATAATAGGTAGCAAGAGTAAAGCTACTCTTGGAGAAGCCTTTCGTGAAGCTTTCTTATATAAGTTTCACAATGCAAAAGAGCAAGCCAAGATTAATTACATTAAAAACAAAACTGTAAGAGAGCGTTATTCTGTAATAGTTAAAGATGTTAAAAAATTAAAAACACAATTAAATGGCTATCCTGTAAAACAAGGTG